GCGATTTAAATAGGGACGGAACAACCATTCACCGCCGTTGTACATACCCCAGCCGCTTTGAAACGTCTCTGGGTCAAGCTGCATATAGGTAAAGTCTAAAACCTCATTTCCTATATACCACGCCTGATCAGCCGTCTTGAAAGTCAAGAAGCTGCTGTCACTGTTACTACTTAATCCACCTAATACATCCATACTATTCTCCTTTTTTAATGCAGCGTTCTACGGCTGCCGTTTACATAATTCATTTCAAGGGTTTCTATGTTGTTTTCCTTAAAATGGTCAAAACTATCATCTCCATCAATTCCCAATACTGCGTAAAGAGTTATATATCTTTGAAACACTTCCCAGCAATAATCTTCAAAATCACCGTCAAATATTGTTTGCATTGTTTAAAATAATTTTTAAATGGCTACATAGCTCTTTTAATGGCATTTGTATGTGCACGCTTTTATCTGGCAATAAAGACGGCTCAATTAAATAACCATGAATCACTGCGCCGATAGGCTTGTTGTTGTATTTGTAAATTAAGACGGGTATCTGATCTGGTGTTGCGCTAGCACATGCCTGATCCCACCATTGTTCTTTTGCCCAGTCACCGCTTCCGCCTTTATAGGCTTTGCATTCAATGGCAAAATTGCGAAACACTATGTCGCAACCGCCTACCTGATATTGATCTAAATTTCTTTTAGCGATGGGCTCATCGTCTTTGCGTATATGCCTGTTGATAAGCGTGCATACAGCCCTTTCAAAAGCTGCTCCTTTATTTCTGCTATTAACCATCAGGATGCGCCAGTGAGTAAGCTTTAATTAATTCAACTAATGTCATAACCTTTTCAGGCTCTATAATTTCAGTGCTGCCGTCATTCATCAATTTAACAACCGTTCCATCGTTTAAAAGATTGGTTGTAACTGATGCGCCATACATTGATTGATATTCGTGTTGCGCTATGCCTTTAGACCACTCGAGCAGCTTTACTAAGTCTGTCTTATCCTTAGTCATTTTTTCTAACGTCTGTTTCGTAGGTAGAAATACCCAGTTTGATTATCATGTCTGCGGTTTCGCCAATCTTTTTGCCGTTGGCTGCGCACCATGCTTTAAATTCTCTGTGAATGTCTTCTGACACCCAGATACAATTCTTATTTCGTTTGTCTTCTTCTTTTATACTCATCTTACTCTCCATAATTATTTTAATTCTTTTATTTGTATTAATCAATTTGATGTTTGATATATACATGCGATAATCATTGTCTAAGGGCAATGGTTATACTCTCCATACTTAGTCTTTACTCCTTAACTTATTGCCCTTTTTATCGTAATAGATTTATTACGAACACTTCTTTCAGGCTTTGCCGGTGTGGTCTTGGTGACCTCTTCAGTTGCCTTATATGTTCTAGACTTCCATTCAACCGTATAGTCATTTGTACGCGCTTTAGAGTGATTGCCCATGTGCGACATAATTAATGCTTGCATGTTGTCTGCGGTCTCCTCAAGCTTCTTAATGAGCTGCTTGGTGTTGTCCAGCTCTTCAACCAAATCTCCTATCTCAGCAGGTAATATCAGCTCTTCTTCTTGATCGCCTTTGTCATAGATAATCAAAGCATCATCACTGATCACAGGCTCAAAATAATCTTCTTCAATGATTCTACGATTCCAGTCCTCAACCTTTTCTTTTAACTGTCCTGCAAATTCTGGATTGCGCTTGTAGATATACATACGCAGGTCAGTGCTCTGATATAGGACTATGAGCAAACCCCAGTCTGCATCCATAATTTCCATGCTTGATTGCAACTGCAACACGCCAAGCCATAAAGGGGGCGGATCGCTTGGATAATCTGAAGAGCATTTAACCTCAATAACACCTATGCCGTTTAAGCAGACTTTAGTCATGCTTGGCAAATAGATACCATTTGCATGATCATTCTTTAGCACCAAGTTATCAGCTTCAGCCGGCCCGTCCAGAGACGCTTCAAGCGGAAGAAATGGATGCACTACTTTTTCTGTAATATCATTTTGTACATTGATTAAGCCAAGCCTATTACAAGCTTCTGTAATAAGCACAGGCTCTAACACATCGCCGGTTCTTTGCCTGTTGGTCTGTGGTGTTCTGGTGTTAATACCATGCTTGGCTTGTATCTGATTGTGTAAAAGCTTGGTCGGTGTCATAAACCTACCCTCACCAAACATATAACAAACGCCTGAACTTGAAGGCTTCCAGTCTGTAGTCAATTTATTAACCATGTCGCGCACTCTTCAAAATAGTGTCTAAAGATTTATTATCTTTTAGGGCTTTTATTATGTGAGGTACATCCATTAACCCACGCTTCTTAAGACGCTGATTGATTAGGTTTCTTGTCACAAACTTATACATAGCTTGAAACTCTTCCTGTGAGCTCCCCTCTATGCGCAAGGCTTTACCGTCCGCAAGCGGAAATTTAGCAATTATTTTCATTATTTTCTCCAGTTGTTATAGACTTAGTGAAGTCTATGATTTCTATGGTTATAGTTCTTCCTGTTGTTACAGGTTTTCTGGAATAGCTGGGTAGTTTGTTGTAGCAGACACAATATATATTATGCGAACTAAAAAAAACCCCACCAGTATCCAAAATTGGTTCTGACCCACTGCTGCAAGTATTTACATTTTGCATTCTGTGGATAACTTTGTTTTGTGTAATTGTATCTATCATAGGTCTTTGTCTGTTATCTGACGCCCTTGTAGTCAACATTATCGACTTTGCCGTTTGCCAAATACTTTAATTCGCGGCTCAGGTTAAGCAGTATTTGCTTTGAATAAAACACCTTTAAGGCTTGCGGATAATTGGCACGCAACGTCTTTTCAATTTGTCTGATGGTTTCCTTGGTCTCGACCACAAAGTCTTGCAGTTGTTCGACGTTGTTTGATGGGACGACCACTCTGTTAGCTGCGGTGTTCTCTAAGCTGTAATGCGAACGCTGCCATGTTGGGTTAGCGTATGGCTTGCCTGTTTGCCTGCTGCCTGTTGCTTGGTGGTGTTGATCCATCTGGTCTTTAAATTCTTTGCTCATCTAATCTATCTCCTTTACTTAAATATATATAAATACATTTTATTAAATATGTCTAGTTTTATCGTAGCTAAATAATAGGTCTAATTATTAGCGCTATTTCTTAGCTACACTTTTGGCGCGTGTCTTTTTTTCTTTAGTATTAGCCGCGTCCATCACACGTATTGCCTTGCTAAGATCATCCGTAGACATATTGCCATAGGGTTTAAAAACATCAGTTGGCTCACCTTCTATCACCGCCACAGATAGCTTTCTAATTTGCTCCTCAAATTGCGGTAAAACATCGCAAGCAAATTGAGTCCAACTTGCAAGGTCTCTAAGAAACCCCAGCTCCATTCCTTTTTGTAATTTACCTGTAGCCTGATAATTTGAATGGCGTTTATCAGCAGGGTTATTAACTTTTTTTATGTACTCAATTTTAATTAAATCAGCAAGCAAAATAGTCATAGATGATGCTGGGATTCTAAGCGTATACATAAGCTCAGTCTTGCTAACGCTTTTACCCCTAAACGTCTCTAATGCAATTTTCTGAGCCACCATCTGTACATCCTTTTTAATAATGATTTCATCGTGCAAAAAGTTGTATAAATGAGTTTCAAAGTTTTTATCTAATTCAAGCTGTGTGTAGCGTTCTACTATTTTTTCAGCGTTCTTCATGAGTTTCTCCTATAAATTGTTGGTTCTAACTAAAATATTCCTGACCGTCGTAGCTGTCCACCTGCCGCCACGTCTAGTCCTGATACCCCTCTTAGTTAATGCAAGGGCTATCTGCTCAAGCGTGACTTTTTTGCCATGCCTTTTAATCTCCATGATCTCTGTGATCACCCTGTCAGCATATTCATCCGCCAGTGCGATATTAATCACCTTGGCGATGTTTGCACCGGTCTTGGGGGTGGGTGATCCCAGCTTATGTCCCAGAACCTTTTTAAGTCTTAGGGTGTTGGTAATCCTGTTGCTCTTCAGCGCGTTCTTTTCCATTGAAGAAAACAACAAGGTCTGGACGCCTATTGTGGAATGCGCCCACTTATCATTTTTAAGAAAGTTTGCCGTCTCAAAAGTTTTGCTGTCTAAGTCCATGCATACATTTAAAAAGACTGTCTCAAAAGCAAGCTGATTAAGCTGAGGAACTAAAAGCGTTGCATTTTGCTTATTGCAGTAATTCACCGCATCAATAAGATCGTCTCTTCTGTTTTTCTTGGTGCTGGTCTCAATAAAGACTTTAGCTAAAGTCCCTGCATTTTTGCTGTTGGATTTGCTGAAGTACATATCAACAATTTGCTGCGACCTCTTGGATGGTTTTTTGGCGTGATAGACCACATATTTGCCGTACAGCCTAGGCGATGAGAAAGGATCGAGATCGTTCATTATGAAACCATAAAACCAGCAAGCTGCTCAACAGCTTCAGAGTTTAAGGTTGTAGACATAAGCAAAATAGCTATTTCTTTTCTTCTGTATTCTGGTAGTTCTGTGAGTTTATTAATTAACTCAAGCATTTCTTTGTCTTTCATTACGCTACCTCTCCTAAATATCTTTGAAGCTCATCTGTTTTAAGATCAGCAATCCAATGCTTAAGATTTGCAGAGGATGAATAATCCCAATAACCATCAACAAAATTATTAGCCCTGAAACCACGAATACAAAATACTTGGTCATCACTATCCCAGCTAATCGTTACATCGCTATCAGTGAACCAAGCAGCAAAGTCAGTATCATTTTTGTTACTAATTAAATAATTAGTAACCGCACTTATCAAATATTTCTTTTCCATATTAATCTCCTTAAAAATTGTAAATTTCAAACATAAGGTATTTTACACCTTAATGTATAAATATGTAAATACTTATTTATTTATGATTGTTTTCTACAATTTAAGAAAGAATAGAATTAACTACTGGGACTGAGGATAGGCTGTTAAGTGATTCGATTAGTGATAAATACTCTATGTTATCTACTAGGTCTTTTTTTCTATAAGCAAAATATTGCTGGTTTGATGTATTGGCTCTAAAAATAATGCGCTTATCTGGCATAAAAACAAATGCCAGGAGGTCACATTTGTAGTTAGCATGTATGTCGCTTTTTGTTCTGTGTGTTTCTAAAGGAAAAGTATATTTACCCTCCTTGCTTTCGTTCCTTGTTTTTACTTGCACCCTGTATAGAGCATTAGATATTTCTAATATAAGATCAGCAGGATGCCCGTCTGTCGTTGGGTAGCAAAAATCTGCGTATTCCAGCAAGCAGGATTGCGCTAGACTCTCGCCTAGTGTGCCTAGTCTTTTGGCGGAATTTTGCTGGTTTTGGCTTGTTGTTGGCATAGATAAAGCTGCCTTGAGTTATATTCTGCGCGTCTTGGTGTTTGCAAAGCCCATTTGCTATCCAAGCACTCTTCTGACGCCTTAGTAAATTCCCCTTTCTCCAGAAGCAATCTGGTGCGTTTAAACCCTAGAAAGCCATGAATGCCTAGCTGGAAAGCCATATCTACACAAACTAGCTGCGCTTTGTATGGCAATGATCGCCACGCTATCCAATGTTCATCAAGCTGCTTTATAACTTTCTCAATATCGTTATTAAGCAAATAGATTGCTTCTTCTTCAGTTAATGGGTTTAAGTAAAGCGCCCTACCCACTCCCAAAGTTAAGTGACCCTGAGAACAAGAGTAAGGCGTCAAGACCATGCCTTCATGCTTAATTAGCAAGTCTCTAATTTCTGTGCGATTTACGTCTTTTTCTTCTTGGTTCATATTATTTACCAACGCCCTGTACACGCTCATACGACCTTAAACCACCCAAGCCCAACATCCCCATCAATACTGGTAGCATCGTTGAAGTGTCTGCCTGTGGAACGTCAATACCAAAGGGTGAAGCAAGTGGACTGATTAAAAAGTTAATGGCAAAACCTGCAACGCATACCCAAGCCGTTGCCGGTCTCCA